GCATAATTGAAACCGTAAACGGGAACCCCGATAAAAAAACTAAACTGAAAATCGTCCCCGACTGCTCTGAACATACTAGCGTCAGTGCCAATCTGGTTTATAGCGACCATAGTGGTCGGCGCAAACGCCAGATTAGGAGGGACAGTGAGCTCTACATTAATATTGTTGAGCATATATCTATAATTATTATAAAAGGGAACCTGGAAACCCAGGCCACCATTGGAAAGAGGTTGACATGAAACTCTGCCGGAACTTGTGCCACCTGACCCGGTAACATTCTGAATAGCGGGATGGGTAGTACTGGTCGTATAACCTACACCATCGTCAGTAATTAGAACTCTGTTGGTGGGTTGTACATTACCAGAAACGGCAGACCTATAAGCCAATCGGTATCTAATAGAACCCCTGCTAAAAGCATACATAGATGCTAAAATACTCAACATGTCACCACCACCAAAAGGAGGCGTGACCCACACAGTACCATTAAACCGGTTCCCAAAGAAACGGTGAGTCTGAAAAGCATAAGCAGGATTGTTGAAAATGACCCCGTTCGAACCAAGCCTATAGAAACTCTTGGCCAATTGGAGAACTGAACAAACATATTCCCCGATAGCCTGCTGAGCGTGATGGACTGGCTCCACATCGTAACCTTTCTCGCCCAGCTCTTTGACTATATCTTCACTGTTGACCACGTCACCCCCTTGAGGGACGACAGGAGCAATGTCAATAATGTCAGGGACCTGGTATTGCAAGTCAGGAGACCCGCGAACCTGTAACATGATATCCACAGTGGACGCAACAGTAGCAGGGGCCAACAAAGGGTTGACAACATAAATTAATAAAGTCCCAATTTGCTCATCTACATTAATATAGGACTGAGGTAAGATAAAAGGCACACGAAGGATAACTTCATCGCATGCTTGTATATCAACAATAGTCCTATAAAGGTAAGACGTGGTAGCATATGGGGGGGCACTAATTAAAGTTTTGCCAGGCACGTACACAAAAGCCAAAGAGCCAGTGTGATACCCAGTCTTAACTATATTAATTTTAAAATCAAAGCCTCCCCTGTACTTGCGGAAAAACCTGCGCATAAAAGCACACGCGGGAATTGTCCGCACTGGTCTAGCACCCAAAACAAAACTGAGCTCCATAGCACTGGGACTAATAGAATGTACAGCCAAAACGTCTCCGATGAGTCTGGAAGTGGACCACTGGAAATCACTGTGGTAGCTCCAAACTGAATTTATATATTTAAAACTCATCTGGTCCATGGCCGCGGGGGTGGCGTCAGTGATCACGCAGATTTTATTGTCTGCAGATAATGACATTGGAGTACATAAGTCCCCTCCGTCGCAATTTTGCTGGTTGAGACCACTGCCCATCATCATACGCATAGGGTCAGCCGTTACACTAGGTTTGCTCCAGCCAAGAGCTTCAGCTGCACCACGTGCAGCTCTGAGAGCCCAATAAGCAGGAGTAGCTAAACTAGATAACATAGGGAAAGCAGTAGCATCGCTAGCCAACTGAACACCAGAACTAATAAGCCTAGTGAGAGGGCCAGTTCCATTGTTGGACTCGGCATCTGTGACGTTAACTTTGCGGGTGCGCCGCTTAGCAACAGTACTCATCTGAGGTATTGTTTGCCCTGAAAGCTCAAGGTTCTCAATAGACATCCAAATGGAAAAAGTTACTGAAGTGGGTCCAGTACCTGTGCGCAGGATCTCAAAAACATCAATGTACAATGAACCCCAAGACGGTGGCGAAGCGAGATCTCGCTCTATCATCGTAGGAGGGGCCACGTATGGAATTGTTAACTCAATAGCGTTGTCCTTAATGTCAAAATAAGTGCCTGGCAGTTGACTAGTTGTCATTCTGTGGTACCTATGGGACTTGGCCTCATTCACCAAATAATTAGCACAGGGGAAATAACTCACCCTTACTAAACCAGCCTGAAAAGGCGTCGCGTTGCACACCAACCTGATCTTAACATCACCTCTAAAAGACAAAAACCCCTGGACCTTATTAACCCAAAGGGTTTGAGCATTGAAAAGTGCTTGCAAGTCACCAGTATACAAATTATCGCCCCAGACATTGGCTGTGGTGAATGTGGCAGAAGCCACTGGTATAGGTTTCGCTAAGAAATCCGCAATTTCAGTGACAGAGTTACATTGCACATCATAACAGTTTTGGGGGTCCAGCGGAGTGGGGTCCCTATTGTAGCTGGTTCCTGTGGTGGACAATTCGAAAGAAGTAGTACCAGAAACAGGGCCAGAGGTAGTTGGCGCATTAATGGAAGCGCTGTCCATGTGAGCATTTTGCTCAGTAACATTCATAGTTTCAGCAAGTGTATTTAAAACTCAGGAACCACTTAATCCCAGAGAGTTGGTTTTGTTTGCCTAACTTTTTAGCAGGGCTGCTGCTCAGGTAAGTTGATGAGTAAGGCTAAATAGCCCACCTGGGAGTGTCCCCCAGCACATTCAAGGCATCTTTTAATGCTGGCGTTAAATTCACTCCAATTGTAGTCGTTTACGACCATCATTCCCAACAGATTCCGGATGACAAAATGTC